TCGTTGATTTGCGGAATCTTACGATTGAAGAACTCCGGCCAAGTGTTGTCGTCGTTCTTGATGGCACCGAAGTCTGGGGCCGATGTGCAGATAATGAGCAGCTCAACCGAGCCCGTGTATTGGATGGAGCCCTTCTCGGATTTGGTTTCCGAAAACTCAAACGACCGCAGTTGCCGAACCGTGCGAATGGCCATCAGTTACACCATCGCAATCTGTGCTTGGCCGAAGCCGGGGATTTCGCGGACGGCGGCGGCCACATCCTCGACGCCGTCGGCGGTTCGCTCAGTGTTGTCGGCGGTCGCCTTCGCGGCGTCGCCGCCTGCCAGTCGCGGGTCGCCGCCACGAGCCAGGGAGTTGCGGAACGACTCGCCTTCTGACGAGCCGGCCACCAGGGCGCGCAGCTCGGAGGATGCGGCTTTGATGGCAGAGCCGATACTCTGGCCAGCGGCATTGCCTGCCTGGGCTGCACCAGCCGCTTGCGCGTCGGCCTGTGCTTGAGCGAATCCCGCATCAAACGCTGCGAACGGGCTCCCGATATTCTGCACGCCGGCGGCAAAGCTATTGGCTGCCTCTTCGCCGTACATCTGCCCCATCTCAGAAGCACCGCGTGCCATCTCGCGGGCACCACGGCTGCCTTCCGCCAGGCTGTCCGCCAGCCCCTCGAAGCCCGCCGCCTCGGCCAGAGCCGCCATCGACTTCATCACGCGGGAAACGCCAGACAAGATGAGCGAGAACACCTCACTGAACATCTGACCAATCTGCGAGCCAAGAGCCATGAAGACCTGGAAGATGCCGGCGAGCAGCGTGACGGCACCGACCACCATGCGGATAGAAAACACCAAGCCGTCGGCAAGCGTCTTTGCTACTGTCCAGCCAGCCGTGTTCTTGGCGAAGAACTCCACGATGAGGTTTGATACCGTCGTGATGGCGGGTGCAAGGTTGGCCAGGAACTGATTGACGAAGCCCTGCATCGGCAACGCAAGGCGGCCGATTGCGTAGCCCATGGCTTCGATGGCTGCGACTTGCGGGCCGCTCATCTTCACGCCGAGATTGGTCAGCAGCGTGTCCATCTCCGCGATGCCGTCTGCGCCCGAGCGGATGAAGTTCAGAAGCCCCTGCCCGCTACTGCCGAAGATGTCGATGGCGGCGGCAGCCTGCATCTGCGGCGGCAGGGCGGCGATGCGCTGCGAAATCAACGCGAACTGCTGGGCCGTGGACAGACCAGCCAAGTCTTGCATCGTCAGACCCAACTGGGCAAACGCCTTCTCGGCTGGCTTTGACCCTTGTGCCAACTCGCCGACCATACGGGACGTACGCCGCAGCCCGGCAGTTAACGCCTCCTGACTGACGCCCGTTTCGGCAGCCACTTGCTGCATCACCTGCAGGTCGCCAGTGGCCACGCCCAACTCTTGCGACAGATTGTGCAACGCCTCGGCCGCACGCGTCGCAGACGTGAGGGCGGCCACCGCACCGGCCAGTGTGGCGAATCCACCCACCACCGGCAGCAGCATGGGCGAAATCTGCCCAAGGGCACCACCCAACGCCGACATGCCGCTGACGCCAGACTGAAAACCCTTGAGTTGCTTGCTCGCTCGAGCAAGCCCCGCCGTCAGCCCGCCCGTGCTGGCCGTGACGCTGACGTTGACGCGTCCGAAGTTCTTGGCCATGGCATCACTGTGGGCGTGGGATTGCGTTCAACGTGGCGAGGATCTGGTCTGGCGTCTGGGCTCGCTTTGGCACCGGCATAAAGTCCTCGGGCTTCTTCGGCGGTTTGTTCTTTCCTCGGTTGGCGTTGTACCGCTGGCAATGTGCGACTGCGTCTCGCAGCCACTCGTCGCCCCACGGCTCGATGAGGTAGTACCCCATCCATCCGTACAACTGGTCTACCGGCATCACCTCCGCGAGCCCGCCAGGGCCCTCGACGTTCCACGTTCCCAGCTTCAACGCCAGCCGGTACAGGAACAGCAGCACCGGCCGGCTTTCTATTTTCCCGCCGCCTCCTCCACTGCATTGACGCCGATACCGTTCAGCTTGAACCCAGCGTCCACGATGGTCTGCACAATGTCCGTGTCGAGCTCGCCAATCCATTCGGCGTCGCCGTCTTCGAACATCCGCGTGCCGTCTTCGTTGACGCACACCATGGCCACGAATCGTGCCCGCACGTTGTCAAGGTTGACGTTGCCGCCGACACGGCCGCCGGTCACCATCTGCTCAAACCGGTCGCGGTCCTTCGCCGAAAACTTGGCGACGTAGACCGTGCCCAGTTCCGGTACCTCGACGGCGACACGGGGCCGCACGCCCCGCTTGGCCTTAATCTGCTCACGGGTCAGAGCCATCCGCGCCTCCTGTCAGAACTAGCCCAGCACGCCACTGAGCTTGATAGTGAGCGTGCCGCTCATCATGTCTTCCATCTGGGCACCGGCCTCAAATCCGGTGGCAAAACCGAACGCCGTCCACTGCGCCACGGCGGTGCCGCCGTTGGCCCAGAACACGGTCACGACCTGATTGGTGGCGACGTTCGCCATGTCGGCCGTCGGCTTGACGGACGGGTCGAACAGCACCTCGACCGACAATTCGCCCGGGTCGTAGATGGAACTTCCCACGAACTCCTTGGCCGTGCTCGTCATATGCGTGGCGTCGGCCACCGCCCGCGAAATGCCGCCGTGGTTCACGCCTGTGATTTTGTAGCCGGTCGCCGAGTGCAACGCCGTGCCAAACGTAACGTACGTGCCCTGTCCGATGTCAGCAGCCATGTCTCAACTCTCCGTGTACGTGACTTCTACCGAAACGTCCGTGCGATAAATCGGCAACTGCTCGCCGTTGGCGGGCGGCTCCTGGGCGTCGTCATCGTCCTTAACGACCGCGAGCCGAATAGCCTCCGTCCTCTTGAATTGTAGGGCTGTCCGAATGGCTCGCGCGAGGTTTCGCACCTCCAGCAGCGACTCGCCAACAGCCGAAACCGTAAACGTCACGCGGGTGATTCCCGTCATGCCCTGCATGTGCATGTACGGGCCACGGCCGAGGCTTTCCCGTTGATAGACGATGCACGGCAGCGTCGTTCCCTGCGGAGCCTGTACGGCGTAGATGCGGCCTCCTACAGCCAAGGCAATGTCGGCGTCCGCCGACAGCAGCTGCACGAGGGATTCGTCGATGTGCGTGGTTGTCGGCATCACCGGCCCCCGTGCATCTTGCGAATCATCCGCCGCTCTTCTTCGGCGATGGCGGCCCCGAGGTTCTGCTCGAGCTTGCCGACCAGTTCCTGCTTCATGCGGGGCAGGTTTGCGTCGGACCACTGGCGGAACTTGTCGCTGCCGGTGTAGCCCCGCACGCTCTTGAAGAAGATGGCCCCGCCTTCGTTGCCGCCTATAAGCGACACCTGGCCCTTCATGTACGGGTATTTCGCAGCCAGCCGCAGCGGCACGCTCAGCGCCTTCCCTCGCGGGTATCGGTCACGGGTGCCGTTCTCCACCCACCACGCGTGAAAGCCTAGCTCGTTGCGGTTGCCGCCGTTCGAGGACCGATACCCCACAATGCCGGTGACGGTGGTGTTCCTCTTCTTTTTCTCCAGCTTCAGCCCGACCGACCGTCGCAGGTTGCCCGTCGGACCACGCGGCGTCAGAGCTTTCACCTGGGGCACAGCCGCCTTCACGACGGCCCGCACGGACGCACCGAGGTACTTCCGCTGCACACCGCGAGACAGCCGGGAGAAGCCCGCCAGGATTCGCTCGACGCCTTCCACTGTCATGACAACGTCAGCCATCAGTCGATGACCTCCGACACCATGAGCTCGTGTTCTTCGCGGCGGCCTCGCTCCATCACCGACATGATTTCAAACTGCCGCCCGTCGGCTTGGATCCGCATCTTCGGCTTCAGCCCGTCCGTGTACCGCATCCGCACGCGGTGCGTCACGCTGCCCTCATTCGCCATGGCACTGATTTGCTCGTTGCCCGACAGCGGCAGAATGGCAATCCACCGCGTCGCAAACGTGCTCCACGCCAGTTCCGGCTCGCCGATGGAATTGGTCGAGTCCGTCGGCGTCTGCACCGTGGCGAGCGTGTCCATCAGGCCCGACTTGAGCATGCGTCACGTCCCGTAGATGACGAGGCTGTAGGACGCCGTTCCCGAGTAGGCCGATACGTTGAACCCAGACGTGCCGCCGTTGCGGGAATCGCTCACCGCCACCCGGCTGCCGCCCGAAATGGCAACGCCCGCACCGGCCGCTTCGCTGCACACCGCCGCAGCCGAGGCGGCGAACGCAAACCGCGTCACAGTGGCAAACGACACGGCCGCCCCGCTGGAGTCCTTGTACGTGCTGGGAGCCACGGCAATCGCCACAGCAGCCGTACCGCAGGTACCAGACACCAGGGCCACCTTGCCGCTCGTGTACGCGTCGGTGCTGGTCAGCACGAGCCGCTTGCGCGACTGCGTGCCGGTGCTGGCCGTCGAGTCGGAAAACGCCACGTCGATGGCAATGCGGCCTTCCAGGCTCATGCGTATTGCTTCCACTTCAAGGGGGCGAGCAGGGCATGCACACCCATAGGCACGTCTTGGCCAGCGTTGCCGACCGCCTCCCGCGTGGCGTACCAGTGCCCCACGAGCATCTTGATGGCGTGCTTCGCTGGCGTCGGCACGTTGGCGGCCCCGCCGTAGCCGGCCAAGTACGTCACTTGCACTGCCTTGTCATCCAGCCGCGTGCTCGGCCAGTTCTCCAGATACTTCGGGTAAATCAAGGCAGGAACGTGGTCGCGGTCTAGGCGGAAGTCTTGGCTTCCAGACTGCGCCCACGCGAGTGTCTGCGTGGCACCAGATGTGTCCACGTAGGAGATAGTCACCGTGGCGCTCGCGGCAGTCGCGTTCAGCCGCACCGGCGGGCGCGGGAGCTCGGTGCGAAGAGCAGGAAAGTCATCGAACGCCACGGTGTACGTCTTGTCG